TACTACAGTATTCGTAGAAGAGGAGCCTCCTTGGTTAAGATTTCTAACTCCTTGCTCTCCTCCTATCCTGCGTACTGTAGATCTATCTAGAATAGCCTCTCCTCTCAATACTCGAGCGGTAGCCTCATCCGGGGCCATTCCCCCCATATGAAAAGCGGGCATCTGTTGACTCATTACGACACCGGCCTGAGCTACCCCGGTAGCAATTGCTAATCCAGATTGGATTGCATTAAATGGAGCGATAAGCTTTTGGGCTGCTACGATTGCTTCTGCGGTTCCCATCGCTACTTGTGCAAGGGCCATTCCTTTCTCGAATCTAAATAGGGCTCGGAGTTGCTTCTGCTTCTGTTCGTAGGCAGATCTCTCGATTTCTGACATTTGAGATACTTGCTTCTGTTTTTCTTTCTGTGCTTCTACATCGATCTTATCACTATTAATTCTAGCATCTGCTAAGGATGCGAGAGTAGATCCAAGTTCGAAAGCCCCATCTATATTAGCTCTTATTCCTTCTGCTTTTTTTGCTTGGAGTTCCTCTTCTTTTTTCTTTAATTCATCCATCCGAGCTAAATCTTTATCATGTAGCATTTTCTTAATTATTTCGTTTGCTAACTCTTGTTTCTCTGTTGTTTCTCCTAGCTTCTCTATCTCCTCGATTTTTTTACCCAGAGCAAAAGATTCTCTTTGTTCTTTACTCATAAAAGCATTAATCTGGAAATCTTCTAACTTCTTATTAGCGTTCATCTGTCTATCAAAGTATCTATTTTCTGCCTGGATTAGAGCTTCCATAGCTTCTAGTTCTTTTTGGGCTAGATCTACGCTCTTCTTAGCGGGCTTAATTGATTTCTTTTTAGAGCCTGCTGCCTCTTCATTAGCATCGACTATCTCATGCTCTATAGATACCATTTTTTGAGCAGTCTTAACCGCTTCCGATTGCATTTTTTCAATTGCTTTAACGGCTTGTAATTCTTTTCTTTTTTGTGCTTGGAGTTGGTCTTGTATATGTAAAAGAGCTACCTGTTCGCTGACTCCTCTCTGTGTTAGATCTAAATTATCCGCTGCTCTTTTGTTCAATATTTGAGCAGTTCTTAATCTTGTTAGCTCTTGCTCAGATAGTACCACCTGACTATCGCTATTACTTCTATTCATCTTAATCAAAGATTCCACAGTACCTAAGAGAAGCTTAGTATTTTCTACTGTGGCCTTAGCTGATTCTATATTCCCTCGGAAAGACTCGTTAGCGGTTTCTCCTGCTTTCTCTAGATTAAATTTATATTCGCTTATCTGACCTGTTAATAACTTATATTCGTTTCTTTGCATGCGAACTTTGAAAGCTGCATCTTCTAAATTCATTTGTTGTTGATTCTGGCTTTCTAGTAGAGCCTTTTGAGCATCTCTTAAAGCTAGAGTATCCTCTCGAACTTTCTCAAGTTCCGCTTGATGGGCTGCATAGCCTAGAGTTAAAGCTCCTATTGCAACACCTGCAGCAATTACCATAGGATTAAGAGCAGAAAAGGACATAGTTAATCCTTCTGTGACAGCAAACATATCAGCGATTCCATCCGCTGCATCTGCTACCATAGGATTCACCTCTCTTAATGCCAATCCAATGGAAGAGAATCCTCTATCAATATCTCCAGAGGATTCTCCTACCTCTGAGAGTTGCTCTTGTGCTCTTTTCGCTGCATCTTCCATATTATCGAAGGCTTTTACCCCTCTTTCTGCTGCTTTCGATGCGTTCTGCGAGGCTTTCTTGGAGGCTTCCGCGCTCTTCTTTGCTGCTTTCTCGGCTTGCTTAAGTTGCTTATCGAGAGCCCCTACCATCTTCTTAGCTTCTGCTTCCGTTACGTTTGGCATCTGCTTAAGCTTAGATATTAGATCCTTAAGATCTGCCTTATAGGAGATCGATATACTTCTTTTTTCTTCTGCCATTAGATTCTCCGCATTAGGTCATCGGCTAGAGCCTTTACAACCTTGTTAGATGCCTTTTTTTGGGGCTTAATCATTAATTCATTAGATACCCTCTTTCCTCGAGGTTGGATAATGTGTTGCCCTTGGTTATTAACGGATTCTACTCCAAACTTTATGGCAAAAGAGTAAGGAGCTCTATTTTTTAGATAGGCCTCAAAAGATCCATCGGGTAAGATTCGAAAGCCTCTCTCGAACATCTTCCAAGATCCCTTCGATACTTTACGAAAGAATACAATATCTCCATCCTTATCTCTTCTTTCTTGAGGCTTTCTAACTGGCCAATCTTTTCTAGCATCGCTTTCGATCTTGATTAGAGTATCTTCCAGAATCTTTCTAGCATTGGGAGCGACCTTATCGAGAAAGCCTGTATAGAATTCTTGGAGATCTGTATCTATCTCTATTCCGGCTCTCTTTGTTGTAAATTTTTTACTCATGGTCTACCCTTGCTTAGCATCTCCTCCATTCTAGCCCTTTTTATCCGCTCTTGTCTATCTTGCCTATCTTTCGAATCTTCATTGGATAATCTATACTCCGCTAGTAGAGATATCTGTAGATCTTCTGGGAGAGAGTAATACCATAACGGATGTTCTCCCCATCGAAGAGCAATCCGCATAGCGAGAAGATCTAGCCCTCCTCTCCCACTTGCAAAAAATTTGCTTTCTCTTCTACCTCTTTCTCGCTTGGGATTACCTTCATCATCTCCATAAGTAGAGCAGAGCCCATCTCGTAGATCTTAGCAGGAGTTACTCCTGCATCGAATAAACGATCTAAGATCTTATGCCCATAGGATATAGGATCTCCACTTAATACAGGATAAGCAGGAAGGATCTTAGCATGGTCTACCGATACCGCTATAGCAGCAGCGCAAAGTCTTCCAAGTTGCGCTCTATTGGGACCCGAGCCCCATATAGAAACAAAGTCTAAGCAAGTAGCAATCGAGGAAGGGATCTTCCCCTCATGCTTTCCGAGTTTTCCAAGATCTAGCATAGTACCTCCTTACGCTATTAAGCTACAGTTAATCCACCGTAGCAAGTAAAGTTCAAAGTAAACGCAGAGGGATCTCCTTCTGAAAAGTCCAAAGAACAGATACATTTACTTAGTGTAACGATATGGTCTGCTTCGGCTACATCTGGACTATCTGCTACATACTTAATATCGATTGTGTAATGTTCTACATATGGAGTACCAGTTAACCCGGTGGATGTATTACCACTATAAAATCCATTCTGAGAGATAAAATCTCGGATAGATCCTGCTTCGGAGGCATCTGTAAATTGTCTAAAGTGAAAAGAAAAACTACCAGTCTTGGCTTGCTCATCTTGCTTCCGTACTGCTGCAAAGTTTCCTCTATCCATAACCACGAGCTCCGAGAACTGCTGAGGATCTGAGAAGGTAAAATTACCATCTTCGTAGGCTACTTCGAGGGTTACAGGTGTTCCAGTTCCATCGAGAAGAGTAATAACTCCATCGCGTTTAGTCTTGGGTGTTGTTGAATATGCCATAATGGCCTCCGGGGATAATGATTACTATTGTATCCGATATGATTAAATAGTGTGTAGAATATTGAAGGATAAAGTAATAAGGATATACTCTTGGGAATCTGTTACTGTTCTCTGAGATGCTACGTATCGGATAGTAAACTGATTATCCGTAGTATAGGCTTCGAGTACCTTATTAATAACATCTTCCTCGGAATCTAAAGAGGCATCGTAATCCGTAGGATAGATATCCAGGGGCCTTAACCGATAAGAGAATAGAACTTGCATTGGAGTACTAAGATAGACTCCTACCGCTCTCCGTTGCCTCTCTTCCATTGCGGAGGAAGTTGCTACAGATATAGCGAAAGCCTTATGGGCTACAGTGTTCTCCGTTCTTCCAAAATAATCCGGAGTATGCTTAGATTCTTTGTAGCCCCAGATCTCTTCGCTCTTAGAGGCTATTCCTCTTCTTATACTAGATAGAGATTGTCCCATTATCTCCTCCGGAATCTACGAGAGAATCTACCTTGCCCATTTAGATAGATAACAGGCTGCTTAGATACTCTATCGTTCGGGTTTCCTGTTTGTCCATCGTGATTATGGTCATAGATAAAGTTAATTTGCTTCCACTCATCCTTATACTGTGAGTAATGCTCATTAGCGAGATCTAGATATCTTCCGTTACTCTGGCCTAGACTAGAATGGAAATCTCGAAAGATGTAATAGAGAGATAAATTCTGATGAGCAGCTCGGAAAGCCTCTGCACTCATTACAAGATACTCGAGCCCTCCTCCTTCTGTTCTCATTCTTTGAATTAATGTATACCAGGCCTCATCGATATAAGTTTGATAAGAAGTTAGATTCGATGGTCTGATATCTTCGAGTTGAGAGTAAGTAGAAGTAAGATCTCCATCCGATACTACAGGATACAATCTTCGAAGAACGAGGGCTCCCATTCTGCGAAAGGTAAAAACTTCCCCTACAATTGTAACCTTCCACTCTTGGAGGTATCCCTCTCCG